GTCCAACATGCCACTGGACTTTGTGATCTGCGATGAAGTCCACCGCCAGCAGAACCGGCAGAGGGGCACACACACCGCTGTCATGACCACCAAGCACGTCGGGTACAAGCTGGCCCTCTCGGCCACCCCGTGGGGCAACCACATTCAGGGGGCGTGGGCCACCGTGCGCTGGCTCTGGTACCGCAACGATGAGGTCACCGGCAAGAACGATAGCTTTTGGAACTGGGCCACGGCCTACATGATCACCAAGCGGGACAAATACTCCGGCAAGAAGGTGGAAGGGGAGCGCGTACAGGGCTCTGTCTGGGCATCGCTGCCGTCCAAGTCCTACTTCCCCTCACCGTTCCAGGATGAGCCGATCATCCACGAGATTGAATGTGAGATGGCACCGTTCCAACGCAAGATTTATGATCGCTTCGAGCAGGAGGCCATTGTCTGGCTGGGGGATCATCCCCTGGTAGCTGACCTGCCACCCATCATGCGGCTTCGACTCCGGGAGATTGCACTGGCCGTCCCGTCCATCAAGGAGGGCTGGGTGCGCAAGCAGGACAAGGACACCGAGCTATGGGAAAAGGTCTGGGGCGAGATTGTCTACTTCGAGGACGATGCCAAGTCATCCAAGGTGGATCACATCACCGAGGTGCTGAATGACCTGTACGCCGAGAAGCCCGAGCCGGTCCTGATTTTCACCCACAGCCGGAAGTTCGCCACCATGCTGACCAAACGGCTCCAAGGCAAGGGCTTCGAGGCCCGCCAGTTCGTGGGCGGCATGTCCAAGGAGGAACGGACCTGGAAGCTGGAGAACTTCGGCAAGGAGTTCGACATCATGGTGGCCACCATCCCCACCGTCTCAGAAGGAACTGATGGTCTCCAGCTGGTCTGCCGGATAGAGTTCTGGGTCTCGCTGGACGATAACCGGCTGCTGAACACACAGGCCAAGGGCAGGCTCTCACGGCCCGGACAGACCAAGCCTGTCCAGCGCTACCTGTTCCTCGCACCACGGACAGTGGAGACCGAACAACTAGGCAAACTTGAAGCCGATCAGGCACAGCTCGATGGGTCATTCCAACCAATGGAGAGTGTGGCATGAGCTGTCCCGCCTGCCGATTCCCCGTCCATGAGGATCAGCCGCAGATGCGCGTCCACATAGGCGTCGCGCAGGACGCAGACGGTTACATGGTCGATCTGCTCCCCACCTTCCACAGACCTTGTGCTGCTGCGTACCTGATAGCCAAGGGACGCGCCAAGACCGAAGCGCTCAGGGTCAGTAGGCCCTCCAACCTGTTCAGCCTGCCCATGCGGTGGCTCGAAGAATTGGCTGCCTAAAACCTATTGACACTCGCCCACGACTGTCTGTAAGTTTGTCCTATAGCAATCAGCTAATAAACACCCACACAAAACAGGAGCAAATCAAATGTCAACATTGACCCTCAACACCAAGTCCGGCCCCGCAGTCAACGACCGCCCTTGGCGAGACCAGCTCCTGGAGGAACTGGCTGAAGCCGCTCTCACCGCCGACATCCGGGCCAAGGATGCAGCTGCCGAGGCCAAGTCCGCCACCGATGCCTTCCGCAAGGCTCTGGCCGAGAACAACATGCTGGACTCGGACACCAAGGCTGTGGGCATCGTCCGCACCACCATCTTCCCCACCAAGCGGTTCGATGAAACCCTCGCCCGCACCCTCATGACCAAGAAGCTCCAGAAGGAGTGCGAGAAGGTCTCACTGGATTCCACTCTGGTCAAGGCCAAGGTCAGCCCCGAGCAGTACGAGCAGTTCCAGAAGGTCTCCGGCATGACCCTGAAGCTCTCCATCGACAAGGAGCAGGGCTAAAAATTTCGGCCCCACTGGGTCATATCGTTCAATTCAACCTCACCGCAGTAAACAAGGAGCACACAGTGAGCATCACCAAAGAATCCGCGTGGTTCATCTTCCGCGCTGACAAGCTCGGCCACGAGGAGGCAGAGGGAGCCTTCCACTCCATGTCCAAGGATGAGTTCGACGCCTACGAGTGCTGGGCCGAGGAGTTCGACTTCGAGATTGCCAAGATCGGTATCGAGGCCCAGAACGAGGCAGCAGCCATCATGGAGGGCGACGCCGAGCTGGAGCACCTGACCAACAGGCCCATGTACCTCTGGACCGTAGCTGACTACATGAACGTCGTCAGCCCCTTCGCTGGCTCCAAGTTCGAGAAGCTTCACCTCTCAGCCATGTTCCGGGTCAGCAACGCCGAACTCCTCCTGGAACTGGTGAAGCCATGAACGCTGACGAAATATTTGTGCTCGCCACCATCGCGCATGGTGAGTTGAAGCGTCTCATGGAGCCACTGGACGCCAACCTCCAGATCATTCTCGACTTCGACACCAAGCACCCCGGTGTACAGGTCTGGGTATTCGCCAACGCCCCTGTCTACCGCGCGCTGGCACACAGGACCGGCATCAAGACCCTTGAAGAGCTGGATGAGCTGGTAGCCAAGGTCAAGAAACTGGCGAGCATCCCGGTATGAGCAAGCACAAGGCGTTCCTCCAGAAGATCGCAGACGAACCACCCCCCTGCGTCATCATCAACGATCCTGAGCTGTTCTTCCCCAAGAGCTACGGGGATGAGCACCAGTTTCAGGTCCGGCAGGCCAAGTCAATTTGCCGAAAGTGCAAGCTGATCGCTGACTGCCTGGAGTTCGCCTTGGACACAGGGGACCAGCACGGTGTTCTCGCCGGAACCACACCCTCAGACCGGGATGTAATCCGCAGACGCCGCAACGAACAGGAACTCCGAGCAGCATGACCACCATCACAGTCCCGGACCTCATGCAGGTTGAGAGCCTGTTCATCAAGGCCATTGCCAAGCCGTCAGACCGCGACAGGCAGGTAAAGATCGGCCCGTCGTCCGTGGGCGGGTGCAGCTACTGCCTTGGGTACGACATGGCAGCCAAGCTGTGTGACATGCCCAACAGGGAGGCCGAGAAGTTCGGCTACGCGGCATGGCTGGGCACAGGGCTGCACTACTACCTGGAGCACAATCTGGACCTCGGGGTTGAGGTCTTCCGGGAAACCAAGCTCAAAGACATCTTCGAGATTCCCGGCTACGGCTCCATCGGCGGCAGTTGTGACCTGATGGTTCCTGAGTGGGGCCGGACCTTCGACTTCAAGTTCCCCGGAGCGTGGAGCTACGACAAGATTCAGGTGGCTTTGGCCAAGGGCCGCATGGCCACCAAGCGTGGCGAGGAGCTGAACGCTTACCAGCACATGCCGTCCATGCGGTACCGGGTCCAGCAGCAGATTTATGCACAGGGCTGGATTCAGCGGGGCTACGACATCGAGAAGTGCGTACTGGCGTTCATGCCCCGGCACACCAACGACATCCGTGACGTGATCCTCTGGGAGGAAGACGTGAACCCGGCCCTGTTCGAGGGGGCTGTAGCCCGAGCCATCAGCATCTGGGAGTACGTGGAGGCAGGCCAGCTCGATGACATCCCGAGTGAAACCGCCAACCCGGCCAAGCCTGACGAAATCACCTGTTACACCTGCGGCCCCCGAGGACCGGGCCGCAGGGATTTGACCAACTACAACCTCGCAACCAACTAGGAGAACACCATGAGCACCCAGTATCCCATCGAAGAACTCGGCCCCGATGACGACGATGGCACCATGCCAGCCAACGTTGCCACGCTTGCGGAGCACGTTGTAGGTCACCGCATCGTTGCGGTTGAGCGTAAGGCCAGTGCCCCAGGACCCTACGAGTGGTCAGGCGAAGTCACGGGGACCGCGCTTGTGTTGGACAACGGCAAGAGGGTCTTGCTCGCAGACACGGACGACTGCTGCGCTTACACCGAACTGGACGACGTGATCCTCAATCTGGACAAGATCGAGCACGTCATCACTGGAGTTGGCACCACGGACGGCTACAGCCGCTGGCACATCTACGCAGACCTCGGAGACGTAGTGGAGCTGAAAGTTGGCTGGTCCAGTGGCAACCCGTTCTACTACGGCTACGGCTTTGACATCATCGTAAAGGAAGAAAGCAAATGACCACCACAACGATTGACCCGGCTGAGGCTCTGGCTGCTCTGGCAGAGGCAGCTGAAGCCGCCGAGGCCAAGCCCGTGAAGAAGGCCGTCGCCAAGAAGCCTGCCCCCACCAAGGATTTGTTCGACCTGTCAACTATCTGCACCATCACCAAGCCCCGCAAGGCCGACACCACGTTCAGCCTCCTGCTGGCTGGTCTGCCCAAGTCCGGCAAGACCCTGCTGGCTGGCACGGCCAACGAGGTCGAAGCCCTCTCGCCGGTCCTGTTGTTGGCCTTGGAGGATGGGTCCAGTGTGCTGGCACGGGATTACCCGGACATGGACGTAATTGAGCCGGAGGACTGGCTGCAGTCAGCTGCCATCATCGAGGCCGTGGCCGAGGGCAAGACCAAGTACAAGACGGTCATCCTGGATACCCTCGGGGAGCTCCAGGAGCACATGAAGGCGCACATCACAGCAGATGGCACCAAGGAAATGCGCATTCAGGACTGGGGCACGATCAAGGACAACACCATCACCGTGGTGAAGATGCTGCACCGCTCCCAGGTCAACGCCATTTTCATCACCCACTCCGAAGAACTCCGGGATGAGAACACCGGAGCCAGCCGTATCCAGCCGTACCTGCTAGGCAAGGGCAGCCTCGGGGAAGTCCCGAAAATCGTGGACATCATCGCCTACCTCGCGGTGGCGCAGGACAAGAAGACCAAAGAGAACTTCCGCGTGCTGCAGACCGGGCAGGACGGCAAGATTCTGGCCGGGGACCGTTTCGGGACGCTGGACTTCCAGATCGTCAACCCGGATATGGCCACGATTTACGAGCAATTGACCAGTGACGCAACCGAATCGTAGTGCTAAGCTTTTCACTATCGCTTACTAAGTCTGTAAGTCTCTCCAACACAACACATACACACCAAACAAGAAGGAAGTAACCACCATGGCACGATTGAGCTTAAACGTAGACCAGGAAACCGTTGACTCCTCAGGACGCGAGTTCGAGCCGGTTCCGGTAGGCACCTACACCGTCAGCATCTTCTCCATCACCAACGATGAGGTGAAGAACGGGGACAACAAGGGCAAGCTGCGCCTGAAGTTCCAGTTCCGCATCGTGGACGGCGATGAGGCACCGGATGGCTCCAAGCAGGGCAACCGCCGCCTGTTCGCTGACATCAACGCCTTCGAGGGCACGGACAAGAAGACCGGCAAGCCCACCCCGCCGTATGACCTGCTGGCGATTGCCAAGGCTCTGGGCACCAGCGCTGAGGAACTGGCGGACCTCGACACGGATGACTGGCTGCAGGAGGAATTGCAGGTTGCCGTCACTCACCGCCGCAAGCAGCATCAGGTGAACGGTTCGTGGGTTGACATCGAACCGGCTGAGTACCGCGAGCAGGTCCGGGGCTTCCGCTCACTGGACTCGGTAGGGGTCTCGGCAGCAGCCACCGCAACTGTTCTGGGCAAGGCACCGTCAGCGGCTCCCAAGGCCAAGGCAAACACCAAGTTCAAGCTCTAGCATTACCGCCCGTGCTGTGACAGCACACAACCCCTTCGAGGTGGGGTCACGGGCACTAGATACAAAATTAGCCAACGGCTCACCCCGTTGGCTTAGCAATCCGAGGAGCCGGGGCAATGTATAACGCAACTTACTATGAGGACGAAAACCTCCTGATCCAGCACGGTGAGTGCATCGCCCTCATGAAGGAACTGCCGGACAACTGCATTGATTCCATCGTCACGGACCCGCCCTACGGGCTCGGCTTCATGGGCAAGGGCTGGGACGCCCTGCCTCCTGGACTGGAATGGGCGCGGGAATGCCTTCGTGTGCTGAAGCCCGGCGGGCACATGCTGGCTTTTGGCGGCACCCGGACATGGCACCGGCTCGCCGTCGCCGTTGAAGATGCAGGTTTTGAAATCCGGGACTCCATCGCATGGCTGTACGGCAGTGGGTTCCCAAAGCACCGCGCCGCTCTGAAGCCCGCCTTTGAGCCCATAGTGTTCGCACGTAAACCCTTTAAGGGGTCACTGGACAAGAACGAGGCCCAGTACGGTACTGGCGCGCTGAACATCGATGACTGCCGCCTCGATTCCATGTCGGACGGACCCGGAACCACCCCTCGCTCAGCTGTTGAGGGCCAGCGCGACAGCATGGCCGGGGCGATGGACCGTGTGGAGTACGACGGTTCCAAGGGCCGCTGGCCTGCGAACGTGGTCCTTGATGAGGACATGGCCGAGGTACTGGATGAGCAGACAGGGACGCTGACCTCGGGCGCAGGTAATACGCGCAAGAAGGGACACCAAACTGACGCAATGGCTGGCACTCTCAACATGCTGGGCCGTGAGGAAGTCTCCTACGGTGACTCTGGTGGGGCATCACGCTTCTTCTACGTCGCCAAAGCGCCCACCAAGGAACGTCCCAAGGTGGACGGTGTAGCCCATCCCACTGTCAAGCCGCTTGCTCTCATGCGGTGGCTGGTCAAGCTGGTCACCCCCGAGGGCGGACTGGTCCTTGACCCGTTCCTCGGCTCCGGCACCACGGCTCAGGCCGCTCTGGCTGAGGGTTTCCGCTGCATCGGCATGGAGATGACCGAGGAATATCTACCCTTGATTGCTGACCGCCTGAAGCTCAATCTGGATGAGGAAGCTCAGGCAGCATGAGCCAGCAGGAAGAGTTCAGCCGCTTCCTGTGGAAGGGCTTGCAGGGCAGGGCAGTCATTGCCCGCACAGACTCCACCGGAGCACCGAGCATCCAGAGGTTTTTCAGCTGGCCGGAGCAGAGTGAGCAACTGCTGGCACTCACCACCAAGCTGACCAATGAGGATGTCTACACCTCACCCTGCCTGTTCAAGGGCACCGCAGGAGCGCGCAAGTCTCTTGCCCGAGCCATCCAGGTAGTTCACGCCGACGCGGACACCTTCAACATTGATGATGCTCTGTTGCCGCCCTCAGGCATTGTGCAGACTTCCGACAGCAAGACCCACCTGTACTGGAAAATCACCGACTGCCACGATCCAGCCCTGATTGAACCACTGGCCCACAGCGTCTCCAACGCGCATGACAAATCTGTCACAGGACTTGACAACGGCTGGGCCGTGAACAAGCTGCTCCGTGTTCCGGGCACCTCCAACACCAAGTACGATCAGCCCTTCCCTGTGACCTTCGAGGACACAGGCCACGCCTACACACTCGCTGAGTTCGCAGCCGCCTACCCCCCGGTGGAGCAGATCGTGGACCAGTTCAAGGACATGGGCACACTGCCCGCGTACCACGACGCGCTGAAGAGCCTCAAAGCCTCCACCAAGCTCATGGAGCTGCTGAA